GATGTGTGTTGGATTCGCAGACCACACCCGCTTGATCCATATCTTTCAATGACCCCAATGGAGTCTGCTGGTATCGCTATTGAGTTAGAGAACCTGTCAAAACTTTATAACCGCAACTATCTCATCAACGACGGACGCCCGGGCGGTCTTCTCGTTGTTAGAGGCGACATGGAAGACGATGACAAGCAAGAGTTGAAGAACAGGTTCCGTGGAAACATTTCACGAACAGGATCAACAACAGTGATCGCTTCAGAGTCTGGTGTTGATTATGTGGACACTTCTGCTTCACCACGAGATGCGGCTTACACGCAGATGCGAGAAATACAGAAGAACGAAATCTTCGCCGCCTTTGGTGTTCCTGAATCTGTAATCGGTAACGCCTCGGGGAGAACTTTCTCTAATGCTTCTGAAGAACTCCGTGTATTTTGGATGGAGACAATGGCTCCACACCTTCACACGTTGGCGCGAGCACTTGATGAACTTGACGATAAATACTATGTTGACTTTGACACCGAAGACATTCCAATTCTGATTCTCGCAAAACAAGAACGCGAACGATATGTGATGGACGAGTTCCAACAGGGTCTCATCAGTTTGAATGAATACCGTACTGCTACTGGTCGTAAAAAAGTTGATTCTGAACTTGCTGACAGTTTGCTTTCCAACCCGAACCTTACGCCAATTGCGAACACAGAGAAGCCGTTTAAGCCTGAAGAACAACAGCCAGTTGACATGGCGGGTGTTGATCCAAACGCCGCGCCTCCGGGTCTGCCTCCACAGGAAGGCGCGATGGAGATGCCTGTTCCTGCACCACCAACACCAGTTCCAGCGCCTGATATGCCTGCTCAACCTACGGATACGGCGGCACTAACACCAGATCAGCAACTTTCTGAGTTTGAAAAAATTCAGCATGAAATGCAACTGAAGTTTGTACAAGAACTAGAAACAAAAGCCGACACAGATACAGACAGATGGACGGAAATACTTGACCGTGCTCTTGAGCGCATCTTTGAAAGACAGCAACGAGTTGTTTTGGAGAAGGCTTTTGGCAAACGAGGAGTGAAGTCAATATCTAGCGGTGTGCTAACAGTTGACATGATTTTTGATCGCGAGATTTGGGACAAGCAACTAGCAGAAGATCTAGAGCCAATCATTTTGGCTATCTACACTGATGCCAAAGAGTATGTCGCCTCCCGCACTAGTAGCAATGTAGTGATGGAGCCACAAGAGGTTGAGAAACTTGCTCAGCAACAAATAGAGCGTATACAACAGGCGAACACCACAACGGCAGAAGAAATTGCAGCGGCTATAGCCATTGCGCTGATGGAAGAAGACGAAGAAGAGCGTTCGGTGCTTTTGCGCTTGGCTTTGATCGCCATTTTCTTGAAACTAATTTCCAAGCGTCGCAGGGATATTGCCGAACATGAGGCTCAGGCTTCATACAACGGCGGTGTCTTCTTGGCTGGCAAGGAAAACAATGTTGGTATGACAAAAACTTGGATTACTCGCAAAGATTCGCGTGTGCGTAATGCTCACAAATTCCTTGAAGGCAAAACGGTTGAGTTCGGTGACGGGTTCATCGTTGATGGTCTTGCATTGCGCTTTCCCGGTGATCCAGTTGCTCCGCCTGCATTGACTTTCAATTGTCGTTGCCGTTTGCGTTTTGGTTTCACTGAATAGTATTTTCAGTAAAATACAGGGGTTATACTTAAAGTGTTCCCGTTTTGGGACTCCAAATAGTTTATTGTTTAATAAACAACTTTTAATTGGAGAACCATGTCTACGACGATGACCGAAACACAGCAATACAAGGCGCTACAAGGTCAGTTCAACATTGACGAAGCGCAAGGCGTAGTTGAATGTTTCGTTGCGGGAATTGGCAACAAGGACAGTGTCGGCGACATCATCGTTCCGGGCGCTTTCACAGACAGCCTCAAGAGGCGCAAACCCCGTGTTGTTTGGGGTCACAACTGGAATGAGCCAATCGGCAAAGTTCTTGAAATGTACGAAGTTCCACCATCGGATCCACGACTTCCAATGAAGATGCGTGCCGCTGGTATTGGCGGTCTATATGCCAAAGTTCAGTTCAATCTGAAATCAGAACGCGGTCGTCAGGCTTTTGCTGATGTTGCTTTCTTCGGCGAAGAGCAAGAGTGGTCAATCGGCTACAAAACCCTTGATGCTGATTTTGACCCACAGCGCCAAGCAAACGTATTGAAGAAGGTTGAACTGTACGAAGCAAGCCCTGTTCTTCACGGCGCAAACCAACTTACGGGAACAATCTCAATCAAGTCATTTGAAGGCAATGACCAAAAAGGTTACATGCGTGAAGAAAATGGCAACATTACTGAAGCGGGTCGTTCGCTTCTTGCACGCTTCATGGCGAGCAACATGCAACGCAATAAGCCACAGGCAGAAGCGAAGCCAGAACAAGACGATGACGCAATTGATGCACCTATGCCAAACCGCAGTCGTGAAGAAAACCTTCCCCTTGCCTTGGCAAAGAAGTTTGGTGGCGCGGTAAGGATTCGTGAATCAGATGCAAATAGCGCAATTTTTGACCACCGTGTAGAAGGTCAAGGCATCATGACGATGCGCGTTTCATACCATTACGAAGATGGACAATTCATGATTGGCGAAGCCACAAGGGTAAAGCCACAGGTTGTTTACATCAATGTTGATGGAGATAAGCCAAGCGGTTCTGACGCTGAACGCAGGTACGAAGACCGATACAACCTTGACGCGGATCCTCAAGTACCAGCAGGCGTGAAACCAAAGTCACCTGAAAAGGCTGACCCACTTGGTGGCATCATTCCACAAGAAATTGTTACCGCCCGTACCCGTGGATACGGTCCGCGTCGTGGAAACCTTGAAAAACTGCTCCGCTACTGGCGCCCAATTATGAAAAAGCCGGGTGGATTCCGTCGTTGTCGCGTAATTCTCGCCAACCACCCTGAACTTTACCCGTTGAGCAATATTTGCGCTTGGCTTCACCATGAAACAACTGGTCTCTGGCCGAACGAAGGATGTCATCATCCGGGCATGAAGAACTGTCGTGGCAAACTACGCAAGTTGAACTGGGACGACAACGAATTCAATAACCGTCTTAGGGGAGTACTCAAGCCCGGCAAATCGCTTGAAACCATGACCGAAGAAGAAATTAAGTCAATATTTGACTTCCTTGACTCTGAGGAAAAGGGTTACGAAATGATGGAGGCTATGGCTGACCGTTTGGCAGAATCAGATGAAACAGAAGAAACCATGAAAATGGAAGATGTTGAGTTTGAGAACGAAGACGAAGGCAACGAAAAGGCTTATGAGGCTCTGAAACAATTCATGAATGATGAGCCCGATTTCATCAACTACATGGCAGATAAGAAAAACTGGGTCATGGAAGGCGATGATGATAACGGCGGAGTTATGGAAATGCCTTACTACAAAGACTCTGACGACGATGATGACTGTGGTTGCGGTGGCGGAGGCAAAGACCCTAAGCAGATGATGGGCATGCTGATGGCGGCTATTGCTGAACTCATGGGCAAAGACGCCGATGAAGACATTGAAGTCAAAGCAGGACGGGTTATCAGTTCACGGAATATGACAAAACTACAGAACGCTTTCAACCTTCTCAAGGAAGTGTTGAGTTCGGGTGGTGTGGCTTCAGAGATTGAGGCTAAGTCATTGTCGTTGGATGAGAAAGAAACTCTCATGGTTTCTTCTGCTGAACGGTCACTGTACGAAGTCAAAGAACTTTTGGATCCAATTCTGGATTATTATCAAATCAAATCAGAAGTCACCGAGGACGGAGTGATCGTTGAGATTGATGGTGTAGAGGACGAAGCATTTGATGCGTTGCTCAACATCATGGACTCAATGTAAATAAAAAAACGGTTTTTAAGACTGTTCCATTTGTAACAAAAACAAAACACTAATATGGGTTATACTTCAATAACAGGTTTACCACAAAAAACAGCAAAATATCAGTGTCTGATGTCAGGCGATAAACGCTTGACGCCATGCTCTGTTTGCTCTAATCCAACAAAGTGTATTGCAAAAACAATGCACTACAAGGAGTCCACGAACATGGCTAGCGAAACACCAACAGTAAAACTTCTTGCAGACGGCGGAATTGAATGCGCCAAAGGTTTGGAGTTAGCAGAATGTGGCTACAAGCCGGGAGCAAAAGTTTGTGGCAAGTGTGGAGCAAAGGCTGTCACGCAAACGGAAGAAGCCGTACCTGCTGACGCAGCACCAGAAGTAGCAACCGAAAAATCTGAGTGGGTTTCCGCTTCAGACGAAAAGGGAGCAAAGATGGAAGAAGATCTCGCAATGATGGAAGAGGGAATGACCCCTGCTCCTGCAAAAAAGAAAAAGAAGCCTACTGAAGTCGTAGATATGGAAGAAGAAGACGACGAAGAAGACATGCCCGAAGATCTTGATGATGAAGAAGAGAAGATGTACAGCGAGATTGAAAAGATGATGGAGCAACGCAAGAAGGCTCGCGCTAAGCGCATGGAAACAATGGGCGTCAAGTCTGCCGACTATGACGATCTTGCTTTTGTTTGCGCCATTGAGCGTCGCGTCTATGCGGGCGGTTCAGAAATCTGTGCATCATGCCCAGGTGGATGTGAACAACAAGACACAATGCCAAGCCTGCTTGAAATTGAAGGCATGGCAGAAAGCATGTTCGCAGGAAAAGTTCTTGACTCTGGCTACGCAGACGAAGTTGATGTTTTTGTTGTTGATGTTCAACGCAAAGATGGAAAGCCAGTTGAGGCTTACTTTGATGGTTCGTCAGGCGAGTGCATGGGCTGGCACCTTTTGAATGAAGATTTGATTGGTGAAGTAGCAACCGTACCCGGACAAAAAGTAATCTCGTTCAGCGAGGCTTCAGATATTGCAACCAAGTCAATTGAAGGCGAAGTTGTTTCTGTTGATGCCGACATGTTTGACGGTTACGACGCTTACGCTGTAGAAATTGAAGGCGTAGACGGAAAGTCATACGATGTTTATGTTGGTGTTGACGGTGAGATCCTCGGATTTGATGAATACGATCCCGAAGAAGCCGCAGACATTGATGCAGAAGTAGCCGACGTTGCCCTTAAGGCAATGTACAGCGAAGATGAGCGTGACGAAATGGCTAAGGGCGGAATGGCTTTGCCAGACGGCTCATACCCAATCAAGGATGAAGAAGACTTGAAGAACGCAATCATGTCTTACGGTCGCGCAAAAGATAAAGAAAAAGCAAAAGCACATATCAAGAAGCGTGCAATGGAACTTGACAAAGAAGACATGATTCCTGCCGAATGGTCGGAAGAAAAGACTCTTTTGGATGACGAAGCGAAAGAGTTCCTAAGCAGTTTGATGGAACTTGAAATGCTTGAAATTGAAACAGGTCTTGGCGACATTTAATGAAAAAAGAAAACCAACCTTTTGACTCAGTGAACACTTCTGGTCTTGCTTTTGACACAAAACAAGAACAAGTGCCCGTAGTTGAGACGCCTGAAGTTCAGATTTCTGTTGTTGAGGTTGAAGTCAAAGAGGAAGTAGTTGTCGTTGAAGAAGCAGTGTTGGAAGTTGAAACACCTGCATCAGTAGAGATCAGCGTTGATGAACCTGTTGAGGATGCACAAGAAACCAAAGTGGAAACGAAAAAGCCTTCTAAGAAAAAAGATGCAGAGGATGATGATGTTGTTCCACTTTCTTTCTTTAACAAAGCGTCAGAATCTAGCGACAAATAGTTGGTTGAGGCGATGATCAAATCGTCTCGCGCTTTTGACGCAAACGAGAGAGTTGCAGAATACCGCAAATCTGTTGCTGCTGTTCAAGAGAATGTTTTGCTGTTCAAAGGTTTCCTTGGACCTACTGTAAAAGACCGACCAGAGTTAACCTCCGTCGGTCATAGAGCGGCGCGCGCTGCGGGGGTGATAGTTGATTCTTTGGGTAAGTTGCGATGCCCACCCGGTACACCTAACGCAAATCAGTTCACCGACATGCAGATGTCCAACTGCCTCACCCCTTCTGCTGAATCAGCAGCACGCGGGGCGGCTTCCATGGCTGGGAAATTGATTGATGGCGCTCGGGTAATTTTCAAATCTGAAAAAGTAAAAAATGGTTCAAAAGCAGCGGCGATGATTGCCCTGCAAACAATGGATTACATGTACGCAGATGGTTCAGATTCAATGACACAATCTACGCTTTTCGGTATGGTTTTATTGAAGTCTGGCGGTGCGCAACTATTGGACTTTGCTACTGACTCGCTTCATAGGCGCGGGAAAATATCTGACAAGAAAAAAGAACAGTTGGAAGCAGTAGCGGGGAAGATTAAACGAGACGCCACCGTTGATGCAAAGAATTTCCTCCTAGCGACATTAAAGCGTCGCAAAGATAAAAAAGAGGATCCGAAGGCTGATCCACCCGTGGTCAAATCGCCTAGCGGTTTCAAGAAAGGCAATAGCACTATTGCGAAGGCAAAAGATTTTGATCCTGTTATAGGTATTGCTGATGCAAACGGAAGAAATATTTCAAGAGATCTCCCTACTGTCAAAAAAGACATTGACACAGTTGAGAAGGCTTCACAGCATATTGCCAATGGCGGAAAACTAAATGAAATAAGTGATGCTTTGGTACTTGACGCGATTCTAGAAAATATTGATGTTTACGACTCTGAAGGCAATGTTTCAGAAATAAAGCGATTTGAGTTACTTGGCACTGGTGGCGGTGTCGTAGGGATGAATCGCTTCCGAGATAGGTCAACAGGTCAAATGTTTGGTGTCAAATACGCTTCACGGCAGTCCATGTGGGATGAGAATGTTCCGCATAGCAAAGCACCCCTGACCAAGGGTGGAGCATCCCGATGGTTTGAACCTGTGAATGAGGTTCTTGCTGTGTCAATAACTGAGGAGTTTGGCTATCCATCGTCTTCGCTTCGCGTGGTTCAAGCAGCACCAACTAGGGCGGCTATGGGTGTTGTTACGGATCTGGTTCATAACTCATACGAAGGGAAGATTCTTTCTTCTGATCCGGAAGTGATGAAAAAAGTTGATAGCCGAAAATTGGTTCATATGCATGTGATGGATATTGTTTTGGCTAATGGAGATAGGCATAGTGGGAACATTCTGTTCGCGGAAAACTCCGATGGTGTTGACGCCATCCCTATTGACCATAGTTTTGTGATGAGCGTTTACGAATTTAGTGATACAGCAGAAAAATTTTCTTCAGGTATTCGTAATCATCCAGTCGGCAACGAACTTACTTTGCGTCATGGTAGATCAGCCGAAAGCCATGGCGAACTAGTTGGGGAAGCCGAAAAGGTTCTACAAGATATACAGAAAATTGACGCAGATTCATTGGAAGATCGCCTTTTGAGCCAACTTGACGAGATGGTCAAGGATCGCAATTTGATAGGCGAATTTGCGATGAACCCTGAGCAGTTGGAGCAACTAGAAACGTTGCAGTCAGATATCAGAAAGTCAGCGTCACGCCTAAGAGAAATGCAAGGGATGACCCCAAAACAGTTGGCAGACATCATTGTTGTACCACCTGCCCCTAAAGCGGATTCGGCATTAGAAGATCTTGTAGCGAGTGTTGTATGAGATACGCCCTTGTAACCCCAAGCACCGATGTTTCGGGAAACCCATATGTCCTACTGGAAGGAGATTACGGCATTTTTGGTGTGGTAGCCCCTGACCCGAAGTTCGCATCAAGTTTGACAAACGAATTGTTTCTGTCCCAAAGGGACACTATTGAAAAAGCAACCTCGGGAATGTCGTATCATAGTGTTAGTACTAATGTGCTGGATGAAAAAAATATTACACTTTTAAGGCAGTTGGCTAAAAAGTGGAAGACAACCTTGCCCGCAGAAATAGCGGAACCTGAAGAACCGAAAGAATCGGCAAAAAATGAGTAGTTATCTCAACCAAGACTTTGAGTATTTCGCACGGAAACTCCGTATGTCTATGCGTATGAAAACTGCTATGAAACGGACGAATATTGTCTCTGGTGAGGAAATTTATTTTAACCCAGATAATGCAAAAACAAAATTCCTTTTCACTAAAGGATCAGATGTTCGTAAAACTCCGCTTGACGGAAGTAGGGCTCTTCTAAACTTTAAAGCAAAACTTTACCTAAAGTCTCGTACATCAAAACTAGGTGCGGAAACCTTTATCGGTGATGAATCCAAGCGCGGTGGATTAGGGAAATGGTTTGAAGAAGAATGGGTTGATATTTCACGCCCGAAAAAAGGTGGCGGATTTGAGTCATGTGGTCGCGGAGACGCAGATTCAGGTAAATACCCTAAGTGTGTAAAGAAATCTACAGCGATGAGAATGTCCGCAGAAGAAATTGATTCCGCTGTTCGCAGAAAGCGTCGTGCAGAAACAGCGGGTAACCGAGAAGAAAACAAGCCGATCAATGTGTCCACATTCAAATCTGATGAGACCACATTAAAAGGTGCGAATATCCCAACGGACAAAGAACTTTATGCGCGAGTAAAAGCCGAAGCAAAAAAGAAATTCAATGTATACCCGTCCGCATACGCAAACGCTTGGCTTGTTCGCGAATACAAGAAGCGTGGCGGTGGATACCGTGTTGAAAAAGATGACGCTGAAGACATGGAAATCAAAGCAGGTCTTGTTGGTTCTTCAAGTGGACTTGGTAGAGCCGCTCAGGCGGTTGGTTCAGTAGTAACACCGGGCAACATATCCCCATTCAGCGCACCTATTCGCTCAAGACTTTATGGCGCACTTATTCCCGGCGGTGGCGGTGGGGCGCTCAGCAGGCTCAAGCCTAATCGCAGGCGTCAAGCACGATGCCCGAGCGGTTTTGAATATGGTGGTCGTTTCACAGACAACCGTTTCTCAACATGTGGAGCGCAGTTGTTTGAAATACCAGGACCACTAGCGTTGCTCGCACGAGCAGCCCGAAGACTTGCACCACCAAAATTGCCAACAGCACGAGCAGAAAATCTTTCAGAAGTTCTAGAAGGTAACCCAAGCAACACGCGCACAATCCAAATTAGTCGTATGGCACAAATCCCGCGAACTGGCGCTTTCCAAAAAGATAAGTTCAACGCTTCCGTACAGCAATCAATATCAACACTCAAAGGTGCACCAGCAGGCGAAGGACGAATGATCCGACGAGATGGTGTTGTTCTACGACCAGTTGTTCCATCTTCTGTTCTTCGTTCATTTAGTGAGAACCCTGACATGGTTGACGGTGCTATGGTTCGTGCAGTGCAACTCCCATCCGACATAGGTGCTGATGATCTTGCCCTTCTTGGTGGACCATCTATGAGCAGAATCTCGTTCGTTGCGCCGAACGGAGTAGTCGTAAGCATTGAGCGTTCACGACCATTTACCATCGGCGAGAAGCGCAAGTTCCCACGAATGATTAACTCTCTTGCAGAATCAAGCACTAAAGACAACATCATTTCTAACATTGAGGATTTCGCCAAAAAATCCGAAGGCGCATTCAAGTTCATCGCTGATACTGGTAGGCTTCCAAAGCCTCTAGAACTCGTTACTTACACAGGTCTTGACGGTATTGAAAGAACAGCACCTCGTTGGCAGTACGAAACCTTCATCAAACCAGACTTGGTTAGCGCAAAGAAGAAAAAATAAATGCTCAAGAATGAAGTGAATTACAAGGCGCTCGCGTTTCTCGCTGAGCAAACTGCAAGTACTTTTAATTATGATGTTAAAGGCGCTCGCGCTCTCTGGGATCCAAGTTTGTCTATTCCGGGCACCAATCGCCGTGGTGGTTGGCGTTGCCCTGTTGGTACAAGATATGGCGGTCAAATCACTGACCGTTACGGAAGGTCTTGCGGGTGGGGTGTTGCTCGGAGAATCGCAAACCAGATAGCAGATATTGGTGAACGGCTAGAAAATGTTGACGACCGTAAACGAAATGCTCGTTTGGCAAAACGGAATGCGCGTGTGCAACGGTTTTTGGCTCGTCAAGATAAACCCGGCTTACTTGAGCGTGGCGCTCGCGGTTTGGCAGACGCGTTAGATGGTGGAGCAACTGGAAAACCAGTAACTACTCCACGCGCTCCTGCTCGTCCACGAATCGCTGTTCAAAATCCTGCACGCATAGAACCTCCTGCTCGTCCAAGAATCCCTGTTGGCGGAGATGCTGAACAACCAGCAAGAGAACCAGCACGGGCACCTCGGAGAAGAGGAAATCTCCGTGAATCAGAAGCACGAAGAATGGACAGAGAAATAGTTCAACCCGGCGCACCACGCACAGGTGAACCACCCGCACCAAATGCTCCACGACGACGCCGACGAAACGCTACACAACAAGGCGCAAAAAGAACTGTTAGAAGAAAACCTGAAGCAGATTTTGTTGACGGTTCAAAACCTGTACCGACAAAGGTGCCACGCAGAAAACCCGCACCAAAACCACCAGAACGACCAGCGGAACAATCATCACCAATTCCACCACCACCCGCATGGAACCCAACAGCAGACGAGTTGGGAGGGAGCATACCGGACGATCGTTCTATCCGTAATGTTGTTAACCGATTTGGCGATCTTCGCGGACTACCCGAAGATGCGTATTGGCGTAAACCAGACTTCCCTGAAGGCGAAGAAAAAGCCGAACTAGAGAGAAGGTTTGGTCGGTATTACGATGACAACAACAAGCGTAATGCTCGTGGCAATTTTGTTAACCAACAAATATTTGGGCAACAAGCAGGAGCGCCACAGCCTGAACCTGAAGCACCTGCACGACGAGCAGGTCCACCGCCACTGCCAGCAAGAGACATAAACCCCCGCAGGGAGTTTGACCAGCAAAGAGACGAGGCTTTAGTCAAAGCAGTAGAAGGGGAAATTGAAAGATACAAGCCGAACGCTTACAATAATTTGCGCAACATGTCCAAAGAAGAAGTTTTGGGAAAGAAAATTAGAGATCAAGAACTTCTCAAAGAGGCTCAAGCAGGATTTGATAGAGCCTTTGAAGACTGGCAGAGTAAAAAGAATGGTAGCGAACGGGAAAGAGACGAAGCCAGAGATAATTTATTGCGAATGTGGGGACAAAAAGAAAAAATAAAAGACGGAGTTTCCGCTGCCGAATTAAGACTTGCCGAAATTGATGCTGCTATTGAATTTAGGCAACGAAATCAAGTTGTTGTACCAAATAATAATGTCAACGACCAGAACGCTCCACGCGTACAGCAACCAGCGCAACCACCACAACGACCAGCAGACATACCAGAACCAGAAGGTGGATGGGATGTCTCACCACCAAAAGCAAAAGATGGTCATGCACCAGAAAAACTGAACAAATTAGGTGAAGACGGTTTGCCTGATGTGAAAAGCGTTCCATTGGGGAACAAAGGTATGGATACCAAGGAGCAAGCAATTGACCACCTAGAAAAAGGTGGAGATTTGGCTGATGTCCCTGATGAGTTATTGGGTGAAGCGCTACACGGTGCAACAACAAGATTCTCTAAATCAGATGCTGGTGGTGGTGTTAACGGCAACATTCCCAACAATATGCATATGTTTACCGACGCCATCACTGGAAACAAGTTTTTCTTAAAATACCAAAGTGGTGCCCATGCAGAAAACGAAGACATTCATGAAGTGATTGGCAATAATCTTGCTGGTAGACTTGGCATGCCTATCGGTGGTGTGCGAATGGATGGAAAACAAAAAGGTGGACCGGGTGCCCCTAACAGCGCTGGTAGGGCTATTGTTTATGAACACGCAGGGAACTACGTTGATGGGGCGCTGACAGACGGAAGAAATCAAGTAGCCGTGTCGCAAATAAAACCCGCCGATCGTGTTAGAGCGACACTTTTGGACTACATCATGGTCAACAGAGACCGCCATGGAGGGAACTTCTTTGTAGCGACTGACTCCAGTGGTAAGAAGCGGTTCGTCCCAATTGATCCTTCTCTTGGGTTTGATGTCAACTGGGGTGGGCGGGCTCACGAAAATTATGATGGTAACGACGAAGGATTACGAGGCTTTTTAGGCAACGATGTTGGTGGTAGAAGAAACGAGATGCTTGCAACATTGAGACAGCAATTCAAAGATAGGCAAATAAGTCGGCGCGAGATACTCTTAGCCGTTGAAGAGGTTCAGAAGTCCATCCGTGAGGCAGAGCGTAAAAACCCGTATATGAATGTTGTTGAAGATGTACTGAAAGCCGGTGGGGATGGAACCGCTAACCCTAGGGGTGGGGATCAGGCTCTTTTGAGGGTTGGCGTAAAACCGCAAAGAAAAATGAAATATATAACAGATGTTGACCCCGGCAGACTTGCTGATTTGATTATAGGATCATAGGAACCATGAGAGCAGCGATCATCACCTCCAAAGACCCACTAGTTCAGGTGGATCCACTCGTCATAGTTGAGGACGATAAAGGGATTATTAAGTATTACTCAAAGGATAAAGATTCCGACAAAAAGGATAATGAACACTTTTTGGCGGTCAAGAAAGGCTCGTCGGATAAGGCTGACCTTGAGAGTATGTTGCATGGGTACTCATACCGTCATGCAGAAATACTTGAGTACAAGGGTTCAAATAAGGATAAAATTAATAATTTCCTAGTTGCCTTGGGTCACAAAAAATTAGATAACAAATAATATATTGACATCAACCTAAAATTAATATCACCCACTTAGTGATACCATTTTACGGTAGCGATAATGCAACCTCAAGATTTGCATGGCTTGCTGAATATCTTCACGAATGTGGAAAGTAAACAATGAACCTAGTTTTCATTATCAAAAATCGCGACAACACACCATTTATGGTCGTCTCAACGACCCCTGAAGGATCCACCTTCAAGCCAATGACCGAAGCCGCTAAAGAAGTTGCCAAATTTCTCCGTCAAGAATATGGCAAAACACCTATAACAAAACCTGAACTAGTTCAAACAATGGACTCATCAAAAATTATTGAAGGTCCAAGCCCATCAGGATCAGCGATAGAGAAAAAGGTTGCAAACCTTGCATTCCTTAAACAGGAAATTGTAGAAACCAAAAACCTTCCTGTTCTGTCAATATCTGAGGTTTTACTTTCTGAGTTTTCAAACGAAGAATTCCGAAATGTTCTGAGTTTTAAGGCTTCATCATTTATCTCTGATCAAACCCAATCATCTTTCAACTTTGAAATCAAAGGTGTGCGAGCAATTTGGGATCCGAGTCTTTCTATTCCCGGCACTAACCGTCGTGGTGGTTTCCGATGCCCTGTAGGGACACGATATGGCGGACAGATCACCGATCGCTTTGGTCGTTCGTGTGGTTGGGGCGTAGCACGCCGTATCGCCAACCAAATCGCTGACATTGGTGAACGCTTAGAACAACGAGATGACGACAAACGAAAGCGTCGCCTTGACCGTCGTAACGCACGAATGATGAGACGGCTTGGTGGGGTTCCCGAGACTGGTCGCGTTGAAGGTGGTTTAAGAGGAATTGCTGATCGTCTTGAAGGTGGTGACAAACCGAAACCACGAAGGGCTCGTGGTGGAGGTAGAGAATTCGCTGCCGAAGTTTGGAATGCAAGCAATGTTGGCAGAGTTGTGAACGCTGTTAGAGGTGAAAGACAGCAAGGTAATGAACAGGCAGAAGTGGATGCACCGTCTGCTCGCCGACCACAAAACAGGAGACGCGATGTTATTCCAGAAACAGCGCCAACACCTGCGCCAAAACCTCGTCCTACACGCCGACCTGCACCAGCAGGACAACGACGACCACAGCCACGCCCACGCGTTGCACCACAACCAGCCAATGTTGATGTACTGACAGCACGCGAAGCATCAGACGCAGGAGCATCAGAAGATTTCAGCCCATATGTATTAAGAAAATACAACGAATACGCTAAGCGTGTTCGTGAAATCCGTGCAGGTGGTGGAAATGCTGGAATGTTGACACGCCGCGAATGGTATGCAATCAACAAACCTAATCTTCGTGACGCTTGGAAAGATGCTCACGGTCGTAGCGCACCACAAGATTTTGAACCACCGACACCGCAGGCTCGTCGTCCAAGGAATAACCGTGGTCGTCGCAAGAAGGCAACGACAGCAGGCGCCGCCCGTAGCGCAACTCGGAAACCCGCACCTGATGATGTACCTGAACCAGCACCAGTAAAACCTGTGCGCCCTGCGGCAAGGAATCCTCGTCTTGAACCAACACAAGATTTTGACCACACTGGTGTTGCTTATAGCCGATTTGAAGATGCCAAAGAAAAGGCTAACCGCCTCGCAAGACTTGAGAACCGTCAATTCCATGTTGTTGCATATACGCAAAATGGAAAATCCTCTGGTCGTGATGCGTATTATGTATTAGACGATGATCAGATGATGGCAGTTAGAGGAAACCAACAACTCCAAGACCGTAGAATGGTCAGAGAAGAATTTGGTGTTCCTGCTGGAGGATTGACCGCTCTTCGCAACAGGATAAATGCACAATTAAACGCCCCTACCCCACCATCACAGGGGGATGGTTCGCCAACACCACCAGAACCTCCAACACCACCAACTCCCCCAAGAGCGCCGAGAGTAAGAAACGCACCAAAAAATAATGTTGTTTCACTTGACGAAGAAGCCGCGAAGAGAGTCAATGACCGAAACGTTGCAGGGATAAAGAAAAGCAAAGCGTCACGGTTCAATAAAAACCATGGTCACGTTGAAATAGATGGAATACTTGTCCCCAAGGCAGTGAAAAAGGGCAACGCAAACATTTCAACACAAGCAAAAGCAAATCAGTTTGTGAAAAATGGCGGAGATCTTGATGATGTCCCAGATGCTTTCCTGAAAGATGCGATTCTTGCCAATGGAAACTATCCGAACGAGCCTGCTGGTCAGATCTCAAAACGATTTAAGTTGTTGGCTGATCCGGGTAACGGAATCAACAACAGGGCGTCACGAAGCAAAAAGAACAAAACATATGTAGTGGAAGATGCTGTTTCTGGTAAAAAATATATCCTAAAGAGCCCGTCTTTTGTTGAAAATGAATTTATTGGTGAACAATACGCAGCGGTGCTTGGTCAAGCATTTGGCAGACCGATGTCTAGAGTGAGAATTGCTGGAGACATGGTTAGTATTCGTGGTCACCGAAATATAACTAGGAATGCGGCAATTCTTGTAGAGCATTATGGTGATGTAGTTGACGGTGACATAAAGGCTGGACGGAATCGTCCAAATCAGATAGATCCAGTAGCGCAAGGAATGGTGCGAGTTTTGGATCGCGTTATGGGCAATCCCGATAGGCATGCAGGCAACTACCTCTGGGTTGGAAATGAGCAAATCCCAATTGACCATGGCATCTACAACAACGGCGTAGGAAAAATCAGAGAACTATCCAAGGCGGATGCAAAAAGAATGCTCGCAGTTGATCAGTTCAACCGACAGGATGCACCAGCACTAGCGCAAATACAAGACTCAATTTCAAAACTCACAGTACAGCAAATTGATCTGATTGTTGAAAACATGAAAGAGGCTTGGGGTTCATTGGATGCCGCTACGCCAGCAGATAAAATCAAGATAGATGCCTCAATTCAAGCAATACGAGTCAATCTCAAAAATCTGAAAGAGGCTGCGGACGAGATTCGTCTTGCAAGACCATAGGGAGAAACAAATGATTGAAGATGGATATTTTGTAAGTTTCTTTTCTGATGATGAAGCAAAGAAACAGGAACCACGCAACATCGTTGTAATCAAAAACGGAAAAGTTTCTATATATGTAAATCCAAAAGAAAATGAAAACGACAAGAATTGGTTATCTTCTCTTAAGGAGAGATTGTCAAAAGTTGAAAATGACAAAAAGAAGTATGAATACGAAGCATTATCACTTGAGAGTTTTTGGGATTGGAATGGCTATACGCCAAATCCTTCAGATTTCATTGAACCAAATCAGTATGACGGCAAGTACGACACCCTTATAGGAAAATGGAAATAAATGCTTCAGAACATTGTTGACTTTAAAGCAAAATCTTTCCTTAGTGAAAGAAACACGTCAACGATGGCTTACGAAGTTAAGGCTGTCCGTGCTATGTGGGATCCGAGTCTTTCCATACCGGGAACCAACCGTCGCGGTGGATGGCGTTGTCCAGTTGGTACTCGTTACGGTGGACAAATAACTGATCGTTTTGGTAGATCCTGTGGATGGGGTGTAGCCCGTCGGATTGCAAACCAAATATCTGACATTGGTCAACGCTTGGAAAATGTTGATGATGCTCGTAGGGGTCGTCGTATTGCTCGCCGTGAACGACGGATACTTGCAAGACTTAATCCCAATGGTGGTGGCGCTGGTCGTCTTGAGCAAGGTTTGCGTGGCGTTGCCGAACGATTGGACGGCGGAGACGCACCTAGCCCTCGTGGTGATCGTAGGCGAACTGTTGTTGCTCGACCACCATCGGTTGATGCACCTGACACACCACGAGAATTAGCCCCTGCTCGTCCGCCTCGTAACAATAGGAATCTCCTCGCGGCTGAACCACTAAATGTTCTGCAAGAAATGCGTGACGAATTAGAAAACGCTACTGGCGGAAGAGACAGCGACGATTACAAGCGTGTAATTGCGGAATTGAAACGACGCAATGCTGTTGCTCGTCCTGCCCGCAGACGGCGTGCAGTACAGCCAAGGGGTGAAGGTAATCTACGCGAATCAGAACAACGACGCATGGATCGTGAAATTGAACAACCCGGTGCACCGCGTACTGGCGAAGCACCTGCTCGCCGTCGTCGCCGTGCAGTTGTTGAAGCAACAAAGAAGCCAAAAGCACCAAAACAAGAAAAAGAAAATGCTGTTGAAAAACCTATAGTTGAGCCAAAGATTGTTAAACCTCGTCGCCCTAGGAAAAACCCTGAAGGTGACATAGGCGCGATGCTCAACGCTGAATCAGAACAGCGAAGGGTTCCAAAACCAGCACCTCGCGGAGATAGCGACAACGCGGCTCGTTCAGAGGAGATGAGGCGAAACCGTGAGGCGATGGCTCTGGCTGCCATCGCTGACGCACAAAAAAGAAAACGAGCAAGGAAGGCTGCACGAAAAGTTGACTTGAATCAAGCGTTGAACGACGACAATTTTCAAGAATATGTTGTTCGTGACGTCATTCCAAATGACCGAATAATGATTGTTAATGATCCAGCCAATTTTCCGCAAACTCCTGCCAGAAAAAGAGATAAAAGGGATGAAGCAAGCGCAAAAATTACTGCATCAAACGCAAGGTTGGAGCGTCTACAACAAGCAATTGACAGAGGCGAACTTTCAGACAATGACTTCATTGAACGAAATGGTGAAAAAATCAATATCGCACGAGTCAAGACATACATTAAGGATTACCGCGATTCGTGGCAGGAAATTCTTGATGCCAACAAAGATGAAGTCGCCGCTCCCGTACCTGCGATTGACCCGATTGACGCACCATTCAAAACACCAAAACGAGTTAAACCAAATCCTCCAAACATTGGTGATGAATCACCATCTGAACTTGTATTCAAACCAGCAAAAATAGACGTAGCGAACCTTTCTACGGCAAACGAAAAAATCGTAGAAGATGTATTGCTCCAAATCAAAGACCCTAAAAATCTACAAAACTTTGGGCGGCATATTGACGAAATGATATTTAATGACAATCAGGGTCGAATGGCTGCTGAAAGAGATTTTCAAGATTTGCTTCAATCAATAATTGAGAAATATAAAGCCAATCCTCAAATTGATTTGAAAAAAACAATTGAAGAAGCACAAGCATCCTATGTGCGAAGAATTGCTTTAAACAGACTCAAACTCAGTGAGGCTTTGAACAGGGACAAAGCCGCTGTTGATAGTGCTTGGGCTTTAATAAAGAACCCAACAGGAAATCTCAGTCCAACGCAAATGGAAGAACTACGCGTCAGCAAGGCAAAAGATATTGCCAAAATGAAAGAAAGTATTGGACGATACGAGCAGATGCTGAAGAATTATGATCGTTTTGAACCTGAAGTTGACAAAGCAGTAAAAAGAATTCAAAGAGGATTGAATTTCAACCCTGACGCAACTGGTGTTGTGAAACCACTAGACGAAGATGTTGTGAAGAAGATCAAATCACAAATTGACGATGCCATAAAGCGTCGTAGCGGAAAACTTGCTAAGTATATGGAAAAGCGTTACGGTACTGGAAAGAAACCATTTGAGGATATGACGCCAGAAAAATGGCGCTCGCTTGACTTTGCGGGGAAAAAGAAGTATTTAGAAGAAGCGTATGGTCATTCTCGTATTGAGGGTGCAAATGGAAAACTTTACAATGCGGTAGCAACGGTGCGAATAGGGAACAACGATCAGCACAGCGTGAGTGTCGTATTCAATGAAATTGATGCAAACGGGAATATTGTTCGTGCAGCAATTGGTGATTCCGGTCGCCTCGTGAGCGTAAATAGTGGATATGTAAAACAATCAACCATGTTCGTGAGAAGCAAAATGGACAGAGGCGCTGACATACAGACAATCTATAATCAGCATGCGTTTCTTTTCTTAAAGCAGATTGGTATCAGTAAAGCAAAAGTTGGTGCAGTTGATGACGGTCAATATGTTTGGGCGAGAGTTGGTTTTAATGGTGGCAATATACCCGAAAACAGACTAGGGGGATTCAAAAAAGCGCTATCTTTTTATGAAAACTTTGGTGCGGGTGGTTTGATTAACTCTGAAGCGGAGTATTTTAGAATCAAATCAATGATTGCTCAAACTCGTGGCGGTAAAAAGTTTATTCACCAAGATTGGATTTTTGCTATTGATGATCCCGCTAATGACAAAGTCCGCAGGGAGTTTGTTAAGCATTGGTTCAAGAGCAATCTTCCGTTTAGTAGTGGAACTTTCTCTTTTGCTAAAAACAAGATAGGTGGAACTGCTCCACGGAGACAAAGAGCACGAGCAATACCAAGGGGCAACGCGTGAAACTTTCAGAAGAACAAAAAAATTCAATAAAAGACCAATTGTTGTCAACTATCAAAAATTCGGAGACGCGTTCAAAGATTATTTCAATTGCTACTGGATACGCTGACGAAACTGGTGAAGATGGAGATCTTGAATCAATGGTATTGTTTTTGATGGATAGCGAGAATTCTTCAAAGATTGATGAACT